ACGGTTGGGTCAAAGGCTTTTCGTCCCTCGGCAGTGGACATGAGTTGTTGCTGTACCCATTTTGTGATGTAATCTTGTGCAGCATTAGCCCCAGCGTTCTTTGCAATAGTGCTGTAAAGGGTTTTCCCCGGACCTAGGATGAATCCCGCAGCATTACCCACTGCGTCTAATGTAGTGGCTCCAGCAGCTGTGCCTAGGGTTTCTCCAGCATTGAGGGCTGTTTTGCCAGAAGTAGCAGCACTAAAGGGAGCAGCAATCATTTGTAAGGGTAGGGTGGCAACCGCCCCAGCTAGTTTACCCCCAAACCCAATTTCTAGGTTCTCTGGATTAGCCCACTTATCTCTAGCAGCGGTACGAGTTTCCATTCCTTTGTACAGAGAGTCTGCTGTATCAATAGAGAAAGGCGAGGCCACTGCTCCCGCAAGCATTGAACCATAGGTATCTACAGCATTAATACCGCTTGCTAAACTAGATTTAATGGCTGTGCCAATATCTGCTGTAGAAGAGACTGGAGCCTTTAGACGTTTGCGTAGTTCCTGATTAATTTCTTCTTGAGAATAGCCATCTTTCAACGCATTTTCATACTTAAATCCAGTACGTTTTGCTGCTTCAGCATTGACTTCTGCAAGAGAGTATCCATCTTTGAGTGCAGCATCCATATCCATGATTTAATAATCTCCAAGGGGTTTACGTCCTCCTGCTTTACCAGCAGAGGCATTTGATTTAAAGTTGGGGTTGATTGATTCCAGATTCAGGCCCATAGCTGCCCCAGAACGTAGATTGAGTATACTTGAGGCCTCCTCAAGCTGTGCCTGCTGCTCCGGAGTACGCAGAGCAATGGGAATAGCAAGAATAGAAGCTTCCACATTTTTAGCTTCTAGCTTAGCATTAGCTAGTTTGCTTTCTGCCTTGTGCCTATCTGCTTCTGCTTTAGCTTCTGCCAACTCTCTTCGTGTGTCATTATTCATCTCAGCTATTTTAAGCTGGGTGCGGTTGTTAGCCGCTCCAACCCTCTCATGACTCTGACTCTGTGCTTGAGCTTGGACAAACGCATCCGTTTGACTGGACACATATTTGTTAAGATTTTCCAGCTTATCCCTCAACTGTGATGCTGGAGTTCTAGCAATGAGATCATACATCTCCCCTTGAGGAATGACACCGCTACGTAGTACCTGTTGCTTACGGCCCTCATCATTACCAATACCTGCAACCAAGCGGGTAGCCTGTTGTCTAACATTGTCTAGAGTTTTGAGCCGGTTTCCCATCTGTGTCAAATCATTCGTTGACAAAGCCGTGGCGACGTCACCGTCCTCTGTGGCACCCGCTACTCGTGCTTTAATTTGCTTTGAAGTAGTGTCCGCTGTAATGCCCCCAAGCCCCTCTTGCAACCCTTGGTTCTGGAGGGACTGGTGCTCAGCTTTCATAGGATTCATAGTAGCATTATGCTGATAGGCCTGCTGTAGGTCCATCAACTTCTGCTGCTCTGCTCTAGTCTTGGCCTCATCGAAAGCTAAGCCCTGTCCAGTAGACAGTCCGGAATTATAATCCCCTGCCCCTTTGAAGATGGCCTCTAGATTATCAAAAGACATTAAGCACCTCCCATTAGGTTGTTATACCCGTTAAGGGTTCCAGCAGCATTGAACAGAGAACTTAAACCAGTATTTTGGTATGTGGTTCCTCCAGCCAGTAAACTGTTCTGTCCTGAATTTAGGGAAGCAACTTGCTGAGCTTTGGTTTTAGCAATGGCAGCTTGTAGATCAACAGCTCTAGTCCCATACTGACTATTACGCCCTCCAGCAGCGTCCTTACGGGCTAGGGCTTGTTCCATAGCAAGAGCTTCTGGACTACCTGGGGCATACATATTATTAATACCAGCATTGAGCTGGTCATAGCGATCTTTCAAGGCATTACCCACATTCTGTCGAGCAAACATCTGTTGCAAGCCATTAGCTATCTGCATCCCACCAAAGGCCTGTTTACCGGTAATCTTGTCCCATACAGAGGAGGTATCCACTAGTGGAGCACCTAGAGAGCCAAAGTTGGCATTGGGCTGGTTAAAGCCCGTTATAGGGGCTCCTTGACCCACTGTTGGGGCAGGAGACATGTCCCCAATAGATTGGTAGCCTAAGTTAGAACCTTCTGCACCAGACACCCCACTACCCATAGGAGCAGGGGAACCTAGTCCACCCCATCCCGTGCTAGAGCCCATGTCACCCAAACCCTGAGCATCAAGAGTGGGGAGAGGGCTGGCCCCCATCATACTACCAAGCCCTTGTGGAGCTGCTGAAGCCGGAGCAGACAGTTCTGTACCAGCACCCGCTTCTCCAAAACCCGGCATAGCTCCGGTGTCAACACCCCCACCAAACATATCAGCACCAGCTTGTCCACCGAAGTAGCCTATAGCACCCCCAGCAGCTGCTTTAAGAGGATCAGCACCCCGAGAAATGTCATACGCTGCAAACGCTGGAGCAGACATGCCCCCCGTAGCCACGTTTAGGCCCATTCGACCTAATTGAGTATCTACAATGGGAGCCGAAGCTCCGTGCCAAGCATCAACAACACTATCAATTGTACCACACATAATTAAAGTTCCTTGTCAAAGATATGACCATAGTGAGTGTATCCTAGTTTAGGAAACATCTCTTTTGATTGTTCTGGATTAATTCCTGTACTGTGATACAGGACTATTTTAGAGGCAGAGTTGTCTTTAGCCCATTGTTCAAAGGCTTTCAACATTCTATAGAAGATGGGACTACCCCTACGTTCTTTAATTACATACATTCCCAAGTCACAAGCGACAGGCTTATCAGTGAAGAACTCTGTGTTAATGGTTCCAAGAAAGAAGCCATTAAGAATACCAGAGGAGTCTTTGCTATAGGCACAGAAGAACTTATGTGGCATCATTAGAGTGAGGTCTAGGAGTTTCCAGATAGACTCTTCGTTATATTCTGTAGTGGCATAACGACTTTCAGCATGTAACACTTTACCTAGAGCTAACACCTGTCTAGCAGAAAGGTTATCAAGCTTTGTATAAATCATAAGGCTATTCGATTAACGGTTATAGAGGCTGGAGGAGCTACGGGACCTGAGGGAGGATTGGTTGTGACTATTTGCACAGCAGTGCTATCCACCATCCAGACAAGTTCAAAATAATCATTAGCAGCCATTGTTTGTAAAAAGTTCCAGCTAAGGATGGTATCAGCTCCAGAACCCCCCACAGTTGCGTGATTGGCTGAGTTGGGGATGTCTGTTCCGTTAACCCTAGCCCACACCCACACATTAGCAGGGGAAGCACTACTTTTATTAGTCTCAATCATTATCTGAAAGTTATATGTCCCAGCAAGGGGGCATACTAAGCGACTAGTGGGACTACCCAGCACTACTCCATTACTGTACTCAGTTGAGGGGAACGTGATAGTATAGGCTGTGTTAATGGCAGCAGCTGTTTGCGTAGCGGTATTATAGAAGGCTCCATAGGCTGGAGTTAATAACCCACACTCTACGGCTGTCAAATGATAATGCTGCCCAGTAGTGCCACCCTGTAATCCCGTAGTTAAATCATGGGACTTATTCTGTAGATCAGAGATGGAACTTCCAGCTTTATCCACTTGTGCCCATGTTATGGCACCTGTAGTAGTCAACTGCCTCTGTAATGAGTTGTACCAGTCTAACCACACATAATCACCAGCTCCTGCTCGTATAGGTGGTGGGGGTAGGCCTGCCATTATTGACTTCCTTTATTGATGTCCATTTCCATTCCTTCTAAGCGTAGTAAATAAGGAAGGGCATATTTAAATCTAAAAGCTCTACGTCTAAAAGTACCCAGTTGTTTAAGAACAGGGAAATCGTAGTTAAACGAGAGCGTTCTAGCAGTGGACCATGTGTTATAGTCATCATCAGACCAATCCACAGTGATACTATTACCTGTTCCTGCACTATCTGGAATATCTCCTACTATAGAGAGACGGGACATAAACTTTCTGTTCATTATGTCAAAATCCAACTTGCCCGTCACTAGCTGACATTCAAACGCTGTTCCAGCATCTGTGTAGTAGTTCTCACTAATTGAATAGACATTCCCATTGGTCTTGTCCAGCAGGAAGGCTTTTCCATTAGGACCGTCATGTCCTTGGTTAGCAACAAAAGCATTCCCTCCTGTAGCACCACTACTCCACTCACTCCACATCTTTGTATCAAAGCTGTAGACTAGGGTTCTAGAGGTCAAACAAATGCAGTAGAGTTTCTGTCCAGAGACGCGGATACAATGGGCGGTGGCTGTAGCCAGAGCAGCCCCCTCAGCAAGAAGGGCCGATTTAACCATTGGGATACCTATCTCAGTCTCTTTAAAACCATCAATGGTCCAGACTGTGTGTCCTCCATTACCAGTTTCACCAACTAAGATGACCTCCTTCTCCGTCTGTACCACAGTGGCTGGAGCAGCACAACCAAACTGTTGTACAGCACTAGCCTGTCGTCCCAGAGGACTTCCAGTAGCATTAGCCACATCGTACATATACTCAATACTATTAGAGCCAATAGCATAGAGATAGTTGTTGTTCTTGGAGAGGGCTACAATCTTATCAGGGTACATCTCAGCAGAGAGGAAGTCACCAGCTGTCCATAAATCAGGACTGTCTAGATTACTATTGTACACGTCTTGACTATCTCTCTTAGCAAGAAATAAGTAACCATCTAGGAAAATTGGGTTGGGGCAATGAGGTGTCGGGAAATCAGCAGAAGTGATTAGTGTGGGGGCGGTGGATGGGTTACTAAAAACATACCCCTTAATACCATCTACCAGCACCAAGGAAACCACTCCACTACTATTCACAAACTCTGTGAAACCCACCTCACCAGAAGAGGTGGTTAAGGTTTGTATAAGCGCGCCGTTAACATAAACCCCACTACCAACCACCACAAAGATGTAATTGGTCCCAGAATACACCCAATAGTAGATTCCCCTAGAGGGACCCGGTGTGGTGGTATATTCTGTATTTAGACCTGGGCGGCTTTTTACAAAAAACTTCTTGCCGTCTGAGGCGGGACTAATTATACTTTCTACCATCATGTTAACAAGACGTAAATCCTTGTTAGGAAGCAAACCACTACGCTGTTGTGGATTGGCTACAAAGCTCACACGTTTGGTATCATAGGTAGAGGTTACAGGGGCTTTGCTATAAGGCATAGTTTAATGTCTTCCTGACCAATCTGGCATCATGTACATAGACCCCTCCTCAACACCAAACAGTAATGCCGTTTGATGGAAGTATTCGGCCTCCTTCTGCATCTGTTGACGGTCTTGGATGGGTATTCCATACTCAGGGGAGAGACGTGCTGCCAGTCCATAGATGAGAGCCTCTGTCCAATAAGGGGGGAAATCAAAGTCGTCTACGCTAGTGACCATGTCCTCAAAAGGACGCTGATACACCAAAGTAATTGTGGTGGTACTATCACTGGGAATGGGCCACAGATTAACTGTACCATAGGCGCTTAGGGGTTGATACCAAAGATTGATAGGAACACCGTTACTAGTCGTCAAAGGCAGCAAATTGTAGTTGTACTCTGTGTAGATATTCATGGGAACATTTACACTATTTGTTTGATTACGGTAAGCCTGGATAACCTTCAACGGCATGGGCGTAGACAGTGTCTGGCTATTGCCTATGTTATAAGCAGCAGTTCCTGCCACTGTAGTGAAGGTGTATTTCTTAATCGCCCAAACAGGCATTCCGTCTGTTTGGAAACCCTTAATCATAGCGTTAAGGGCTTCTGCTGCATTAGTCACCTCGTAGGCAGCAGGGGTACTACCACCAGACAGGACTGCTAGTTTACGAAGGGCTCCATTAATCACAGCGTCCCTCTTTAGGGACCAGGTTGTTATTCCAGAAGTGCTCATGAGGCCACCCCTTTTATCTTTTCAAATGTACGCAGTCCACCCATTCCCAGCATACCAAACAAAAGCTCATAGAGCATTCCATCGTTTCCGAGAAGAGGAGGGTGCAAGGAAGGGAACCACACTGCCCCTGCCCAGAGTAGGAGAGGGTAACCTAAGTATGTATAAGCCAGAGCCCCTCCACACACCCAGCCAATGAAGGGACGCCACCCGGCCACAAAAAGGTTGGGGTTGGTGGCCTCTGCCTTATTCACTTCTAGTTGCCCCTGTATTAAAGTTACA